ATAGCGCCAGATCCGGAAGGCTTTGCCAAGCAGGTTGCCAACTTTGGGTATCATATTCAAGAAGCCTTCTACCGTCGGGCAATGGGCTTGCTTGGCCATGAAATAGACAGATTTATCTTCATCAGCGTAGGCAAGGAATCGCCTTACCCTGTTGGAGTTTACGAGCTAGACTGGAGTACGCTTAACGAAGGCGATGCTGCGGTTCAGAGCGCGCTAGAGCAATTTGCAATAGCGCAAAACACGGGCGTCTGGGGATACGGGTATGGGGAGCTGCAAACGCTTCAGATACCACGCTGGGCGTTCAAATTCACGGCGTCACACGGCGCATAAACACGGGCACACAAAGTCAAGGAGACACACATGCCAATATCTTTCGGTGAAGCATCAGGCGATAGCAGCAACGCTTACATTCGCGTAAACCTTCCACAAAACCGCTGGACAATGCACGCGGGCGGCGACCCAGTCGAGCTTGATATGGTCAAGGGCATCGCCATTGACGTCAAGAACGTAAAATTTGGATGGCTGAAGATCGCCATCGGACAGCGCGATTGGCAGGAATGGCCGTCGCCAAACCGTGCACTGCCAAAGCCAACAGAGATGGACGCAGAGGGCAAACCTGCGTACAAGCAAGGCTTTGATGTAAATTGCTGGACGTCTGACGGCACTAAGGCCCAGTTCAGTAACAACTCATACGGCACTGGGCAGTTTATTGCTAAGCTGTACAATCAGGCGGAAAACGCGCCAGAGTTTAATCAGGGGATGATCCCCGTGGTAAGCGTCACTGCGTCAACGCCTGTGGCTGTTGGGAAGGGCACGTCTTACGACGTGGGCTTCACCATCGTAAAATGGATCTCGCCCCCCAGCGAAGCTCCTGCAGCTCCTGCGGCGCCAGCCCCCGTGGCCGACGTTGTAGATGCGGACGATTTTACGTTCTAACAAAAGTTACAACCGCGCCCGCTTCGGCGGGCGTGGCAACATAAAAGCGGGGAAAACAGATGAGCGTAAACTATTTTGAAAAGGTACGGGAAAGCGTCGTTTCTGACATTACCATGGCGCCGAAGGGGCGCCGTAACGAGGCGTTAAACCTCGCGGCATATGCGCTGGGTCGGCACGCGCACATGGACGCCGCCAACATCGATAGCAGCGTCATAGACTTGCACACAGCCGCCAAGGCAATCGGGCTGCCGGATCAAGAGATAAAGGCAACCATTGGCAGCGGGTTTAAGCGCGGTAGCGAAAACCCCAAGCAGTTGGATGGCGACGATGCCGTGCCGTTTCAAGCGTCAGAGATGGATCGCCTGATCGCTAGACTGGCCAGCAAGGAGCTTCTGATCCGAGACGAGGAAACGCGCGCCGAGAAAATCGCAAAGGCGCAAGAGGCGTGGGAGCGCAGCGTGCCGATATCTCGGGAGAATAAAGACGCCGTGCGACCGGCGTTGCTGTATTTGAACAATCGCGGGATGCGCGCAGGCACAGCGGCTGGGGTCGCTCGGTATTCGCCTAGCATTTATGGCGGGCCAGCGATTATGTTTCCCGCCACTAACGAGCAGGGCGAGCTGTGCGGCGTGCAGTCGGTGCTGCTTACAGAGGATGGCCAGAAGCGCGAGCATAACGGCATCAACAAATATTCCCGTGGCAGCCTTGTCGGCAATGCCATGCGGATCGGCGATCAGCATGAAGGCGGCGCGATCATATTGGTCGAGGGGCCAGAGGATGCGCTGAGCGTCAGGCAGGCTATCGCAGATCATGCGGACGCAGCAATCGTCTGCACTTTTGGCAAGGCCGGCATGAAGACGTTTAACGCGCCAAGAGCCAGCGACGTCACGATCTGCGCAGACCCTGATCTTGACGTGGAGGCGGTCGCAGACGTGCTGCGCGGCGACGGCAGCACCGACGTTCACGTCGTGCGCTTCGACGCGCTGGGCGTGGAAAACGTAAAGGATGCCAACGACTACCTGCAGGAAGCGGGCGCGGAGAAGCTGCGCGAGGCGCTGGCGCTGGCAAAGCCGGTCGAGGAGGTGAAGCAGGAGCGCATCGCAAGCGAGCGCCAGTGGCCGACGCCATATGAGCCCGTAGATCCGGCATCCATACCGGCGCGTCGGTGGATTTACGGCCAGCATTACATTCGCAGCAATGTAAGCGTGCTGGCCTCTGCGGGCGGCGTTGGCAAAACGTCATTACAAATTTTGGAAAGTCTATGCATCACGACGGGCAAGCCGCTGCTTGGCGAGGCGGTGCATGAGCGGTGCAACGTCTGGGTCATCAATCTGGAAGACCCGCTGGAGGAAATGCAGCGCAGATATGCGGCGACGATGCTGCACTATGGCATCGCGGCGGAAGAGGTGCGGGGGCGCCTGTTCCTTGACGCCGGCAGAAGCCTCAACATGGTCTTCGCTAATCAGGGCCGCGAGGGCACCGAGGTGAACGACGAGATGCTCGATTACATGGCCAAGATGATCAAGCAGAACAATATCGGCGTCATGTTTATCGACCCGTGGGTCGGCGCCAATATGATAAACGAAAATGACAACGTGGCCATGAACGCGGCGGTCAGCGCCGTGCGCAGCGTCTGCGACGAGACAGATTGCGCCGCTGGTCTGGTGCATCACATCCGCAAAGGCAACGGCGACGAGGCAACCGTGGATAGCGTCAGGGGCGCGGGGTCGCTGATCGGGGCGGCGCGTGCGGCGCGGGTCATTAACAAGATCAGCGCCGAAGACGCGCAGAAGCTGGGCGTGTCGGAGGATGAGAGCCTCGGCATATTCCGCGTGGATGACGGCAAGGCAAACTTGGCACCGCCAGCCGCAAAGGCGGTATACCGGCGCATGGTGGGCGTGCAATTGCCAAACATGGAATATGTCGGCGTGGCCACCGAGTTTACGCTGCCGGATCTATTCGAGGGCATCACGGCGCGGCACACGATGGCCGTGCAGCGCGTGGTGGGTGAGGCGGAGGCCAACAGCGAGCCGCTGCGTGAAAGCGCGCAGGCAAAGGCGTGGGTGGGCCACGCTGTGGCGCAGGTTCTGGATCTCGACATGGAAAAGAAAAACGAAAAAGCGAAGGTGCGCGACGTCATCAAGAAATGGCTGTCGTCGGGCGTGCTGCGCAAGGCAATGGCGCACAGCAATCGTGACGGCAGGGAAGTGCCGTGCATTGTGGTGGGTGAATGGATAACAGGAGAGGAGGCTGGAATATGAACAGGCCAATATATGAAAGTAACGCAGACCGTCAAAACGAACAGGCGATGGCAGATTTTATCGCCGCAAGGTACAAGCTGACGATGCACAAGATGCCGATGAAGCTTTACATTGATTACATCGGGATTTTAGACGGCAAGGCCAAGGCGTTCTTTGAGATGCGTCAGAGAAACAATGCCATGCACCAATACCCGACGTTTATGATTGGGATGCATAAGGTGCAGTCGGCGTATAACCTAGCAGCCGTGACGGGACTGCCGTGCATGTTGATCGTGCAGTGGACTGACCATCTGGGCATGTGCAAGCTGCCACCGCCAGAGCGAGCAAACCTATACTGGGATTGGGGCGGCTCTGATCGGCGTGAAGACGAGCAGGATTGGGAGCCAATGGCATACTGGGACATTTCAGTGTTCAAGGTGCTGAAGTGATGGGTCGTAATATCGCTACCGCACTTACCGCACTTGCGGTGCGGCGGGGTTCGGTAGGTGCGGTAAATAATGCTCAAAACCTTCCGCCGCACCTCTTGCATATATATATGCAAAGTGCGGAGAGGGGTGCGGGCGTATTTATTCTGGGTGCGGTGAAAGGTGCGGGAGGGCATGGTCATGGCTGTTAAGAAGGGGCGTCGGCCCACAGCTAAGCAAATAGCGTCGAAGGGGACGTTCACGGTTGGTGAAAGGACGGAGCCGATACCGGCGTCGGTCTGGGGTCAGCTTGAGCCGCTGGATCGGGTGGCGCGGGAAATGACGGAGCGGTGGGGCGATACACTGCCGTCTCTGGTCACGCCTGAGCTGGCAGGTAAGTTCGAGGCAGCATATGAGGCGCTCAAGCAGGCAGTGGTCGATAAGGATGCCGTGCGGACAAATAAAATTGCCACGCAGCTTATGGTTGGCTGGCAGCGCATGGAGGAGCAGGCGACGCAGGCGGGGCATAAGCCGCTGTCGCCTCACGCTTGGTGTGTGGAGGTAGATGACGGGCAGATCGTGTGCTTCGCAAGGCAGGGATGCGCTGAGCTGCGGAAGAAGCATCCGCAGTGGGTGGTCTACTCGTTCGAGGATGCGGCGTGTATACTGAAGCAGCATTTTAGCGAGGCGTTCCTGCAGAAGGCGTTTGAGACGTTTCCCAACGCGAAGGTGACGCGTGTGGTGGATGAAAGTGGCAACGGAAACATAGAGGATGATATTCCATGGTAACGAGGGAAGACGTGTTACGCACAGCCGGTGAGCTTATCACGGGCGACAGGCAGGCGACCTACGGGTCGGCGAAGGACAGCCACGCGAGGATCGCTGGCATGTGGTCGGCGTATCTTGGCGTGCCCGTGACTGAGGTGGACGTGGCGGCAATGATGGTGCTGCTCAAGGTATCGCGTTCGCGCTCAAGCGATCACTCGGATAATTGGGTGGACGTGTGCGGGTACGCTGCGATAGCGGGTGAGCTGGAGGCTGGCGATGGGTGAGATTGGCAAGGCGAAGATCGCAGCGATCAATGCGGTTGGCGAAGACGCGCTGTTCGAGAGGATGGCGCGCGGTGAAACCGTGTCTACGATCATTGGCGAGCTGGATGTAGGCTGGAAGCTGTGGCACAAGTGGCTCGACGCTGAGCGTGGGCGTAAGGATCGCTACAGAGCGGCGCAGGAAGCCGCTGGGCATTTCTTCGCGTCACGCGCGGTTGATACGGCGCAGAAGGCAGATCCTGCGACAGTGAACGTGTCGCGCCTGCAGGTGGACACGGACAAGTGGATCGCGTCGAAGCTGAACCAGCAATACGACGTGCGCCAGAAGGATATCGCGATCAACATCAGCGTTAACGACTTGCACGCGCAAGCGGCGGAGTTGCTCGGCGATCTGGACGACGTCGAGGACGCTGAGATCGTGGACGAGGATGGCGATTAATGGCGATTTTGGGCACCGATGCAGAGACGCGAACGCGCGCGTGCGGATACATTAACCTGACTAAACGGTCAAGATTAGGGCGAATTTACGCCGGAAACGATGGCAACGATACAACTTTAAATAGTTGTAAAACGCTAACATGCTGATATTGCTACATAATAAATTTAACATAATAACGATTAT